TGAAAGTTGTCATCCGCAGCTGTCTTTGCGTATTGAATAAAGCTGTAGCCGTTAGGGTATGAACTTAATGTGTATGTACTCCAAAACATTGTGCCGATTGAAGCAGGCACTGTAGTACCTGGAAATGATCCTGTTAATGTGTATGTGCCGTTATACGTTGCACCACAATTAGAGACTGTTATTGATTGACCTGTAGTGAATATGCCAGGATTTGATAACACTAAAGTTGCTACGTTACTGCTAATAGATGAAGCCACTACTGGGGCATCGTTATGCCATAAATAACCTTGTATTAAATCTTCTGCCGATTGGCAGCACTCTTCCACTGTAGCGTCACTGTATAAAGTGCCAATACCTAAATTACTGCGTAACTCTGCCATTGTTACCATTGCAGCGGCCATAGTGTCCTTTCTAAAAAAGCTCCCCTGGGGCTAGGGCTACTAAACCCCAGAGGATTATTAAATTACTAAGTTATTAGCTTAGGTTGAAGCGGCGAACGCCACCAGCGACCAATACACCAACGGCCATGTAGCCATATAGTGCTGTCTCAATCTCGCCAGTTGCTGGCTGATTTACAGATAGTCGTAGGATTGGTGATTCGTAAATTGATACTGATGAAGGTACAACAATAAATGCTGATTCATCAATAGTTGTAGATACTGCGTTTGGATCTACGTATAGATCTAAGCCAAGTACGTTACCACGTAGTGATGTTGGTGCAGATACTCCTGCGTTGTTCATTGGATTAGCAGCATTGTAAATTGGGCGACCAGTTGTATCTGTTGCGCCTAATAGTAATGACCACTGTGAAGTACCAGCGATGTAACGTGTCGCTAACTCACCTGTTGCAAGGTAAGCGGCTGGTGCTTGTGTTGATACGTAGGAAATAATTCCTGCTGAATCTGCTGCAACTCCAGTAGCTTGTGTACCGCCTGCTGTTAGTGCTGCGATAACTGCTGCGTCTGTTGCTTTGTTGTACGCACGTGTCATGTTATCGATCATGGCTGCAAAAAATTCTGGTGAAGATCTTTCTAGAATTTCTAAGCTGTAGCGTTGTAGTCCAGCATACTTCTTAACAGTTAGGTTGACGTATGAAGATACGATACCTGTCTCTGAAGGTGCTGCTGCTTCTGCGGTTTCTGCAACTGTACCTGAAGTAGTGATCTTAGGTACTGAGATTGTCATACCTGCAGCTGGTAGCGCACGTGAACCGATTGCGTCTACTGCTGGGCGTGATCCAATAAGTGTATCAACTACTGTTGGCACAAACTGTGTTGGACTAAATGCAGGGTTAGTTGTGAATGAATCATCTGCAGCAGTTAGGTACTTTGCCACATCTGCTTCTGCCTTCATTACCCATGTTGCTGATTCGTGGTTACCTAATTTTGCTTTGATGCTGTGTTCAAGCATGTGTGCTTGTGTTTTGATTGGTGAGCGAGGCTCTGTGTAGAAGGATGCACTAATTGTTGGGCGTGCGGCCTCTACTGGAGCAACCTCTACCACTGGTACTGCTGTTGGCTCGGTGGTGTTGTCCACTTGTGCCTCACTTTCCGTAGTTGGTTGATTTGTTGCATCCGCTTCGCCTTCGCTAGCGGCAACTTTAGTTACTTGTGCTTCTGTAAATGCTGGTGATTCGACCAGGCTTACTTCTTTAAGAGTTGCTTTAGTTACATAAATGTAATCTTTTTTCTGTGATGATTTAAGTACATCCACGCCGACAGATAAGCCATCAATTAACTGCTCACTTGCTAGCATTAAAGCATCTGATCCTTGCATGCTTGCGCTGATCTTGAAGCTAGCGTAGATACCATCTTGTTCTTCATTAAATTTTTGCATGCGACCAATAGGTCTGTCATTCTGATGTTGCATAAGCATTTTAATTTTGCCTGGGTCGCCTACATCGATTGATCCTTTAGCAAAAACAACTTTACCAACGCTAGTATTGCCTACAGTTTCAAACGGCACAATTTTGCCAGCGATGACTCTGCGCTCACCATCAGCGCTTTCAATTTGACTGCTAAATGTAAGAATCAATTTGAATCCGCCCATGTTAATACTGCAAACGTAAATGATGGGGTAGTGCCACCGATTGTGCCAACTACTCTTAATTGATCGGTAAATGCAGTAGTTAATCTAATTACTTCTCGTGTAACTGCTGTTGCTTGCGTAAATGTTGCAATAGTATTCCAGTTAGTGCCATCTACTGTGTCTTGTACTACTACATCTAATGTAGGTAATGTGCCACTAGCTGCTGTAACGTCTAATTGCATTACTAATAGTCTTGCTGCAGATAGACCTTTAACGGCTGTGCCGGTAATTGTTGCAGTACGAGCAGCTGACGCTAATAGCGTTACAGTGCTAGCAGGTATATTGGCTTGTTGTATATCGCTCATGCATTTTCTCCTTTAGCGCTGTTAATGTACTCAGCATCGCCACTTTCGTTTCCGTTGGGTGTTAGATCTTCCATTTCTTTTGCTTGCTCGATGTCAATAAGTCCTAGTGCTAGCATCTTTTCGATGGTCTCTAGTCTTGCCTTGTCATCTGATCGCAAGAATGTTTCACTGATATTAAAACGCACAATATGGCCGTTAGCAGTTATATCGTTCATGCTTAGGCGATCTTCGATAGCACAAATATATGGTTGCAGTGAATAGGCAACAAACTCTTTACGGCCATCAATAATATTTTGGTAAGTCATACTGTTATTCATATCTGCGCTTATGTAATATGCGGGTACGTTCATGGCTCGTGCAATTTGTGTTGCAAGATATTGTGATGCTTCGTTATACATCATATCTTTAGGGCTAAATCCAACAGTCTCATAAGATAGTGTGCTAGTTAAGTATGCAGTCGATCTTGATTGACGTGCTTGTTTCCAAGCTGCTAATAATCCTTGTACTTGTGCTTCTGGCATGTCTGCGCCAGTATTTTTTAAGAATCCTGTTGCCATAGGAGTTTGTGATGCTACAGCTGCAGCCTTTTCTATATCTAGTGCGCTTTGTATTGTGCGACCTGCAGTTTGTAATACGCCTTGTGTTAATCCTTGGAATGTAACTAATGAACCAACGCCAACCATAGGTACTTTTTCATTATCAATTGTGTAATACAAAACTTCTGTACCTAGTGAATTTAATTGTGCAACTACTCGTGTGTTATTTACCCATTCAAAACGTGCCGGTCTTAGATCGTCTGCATATACTTCTGTAACACGCCAATATGCAACACCATAGAATATAAGGCTATCGACAGTCCATGAAATAGTGACGGATCGTGGTTGTCTAATATCTGGCTGTTCACACCAAAGCGGCTTGGCTAATTCTTCGCCTGTAGATTTTTTGTACAGCTCTAATGGTAAATATCCAATAACACCTTTAATTAAATTAGCGCATCGATTAACAGCTGGTACTTGTGTTGCAAGTGTGCGATCCATAGGACCTGCACCAAATGTGTTGTAACCGAATCCAATGATGCTATCGCCCATAACGGCAGGGGCGTATTGCGCTTGTAGATTCTCAGTTTTTTTGGTTATACCCAAAGCAGACAATAGACCCATATGTATACTTTATACCATAAAACGGACTAATAGTGCAAGTTAGACAAAGATTTGTGCGGTTTGTTGAGGTTTTGTTAATTGACTTACAACCATCGCAAGTGATATGGCAGCTGTAACATCGCCAGCCGATTTCCTGCGTATTATGCGCCAGCCGGCATCGTTAGTCTTAGCTGCACAGTTATTCAAATGCTGTACTAGCTCTGCTTGACCTGAATGAACTACTCGGTTATTAGCCAGGCCATCGGCAAGGTCTGAGCATGCCTGGTAAAACGCCTGACCTGACACATCGACCATGCGCCATCCGCTTTGTTCAAGTCTTGTAGCTATAGTCTGCGTGGCGTATTTGTCATAACAAATTGTGGATGGGTGATATTTTCTAGCCCACTCATTTATATCACTTGCCATCTTAATTTCATCTATTGCAATATCGCTATGCCACAGCTGTGCAAGTCCGACTGCTATTTTGCCATCTTGTACTTGGCCCATAACTAAAGCGCCGGATCTTCTAGTAGGTGCAATATCAAAAGCCATTATAGTCTGTGGCCCGACAGGTATTTCTAAATTGCTATCACTGCACTGCTCAATAGAACCATATACCCATGGGCTGACAGTAGAATCTACCCACATGCAAAGCATCTCAGTCTTTGTAGCTTCTATGCTGTTTGTACTTACGCTCTCTTCCAGTGTTTGCTCCGTTATAAGATGACCAAGTGCGGGGTTTGCCATAGCCCAAGCTTTACGATCTGTAATCTTAGAATGCTGTGGCGCACTGTATTCATAAAATCCTAAATTGTCAGGTGGATATGATAGGCAACGCTCTCTTAGATCATTAAGCACAGTGCTGAAGCCATCACCCGCATTACTTGTCATTAGGGTCATGGCGTTAGGTCTTGCCCTAGTTACCGGAAGTGCAGCTGTAAAAGATTCTTGTGTCCACTCTCTTAGCTCATCGATATAGAGAAAATCTGCAGTCTTGCCACGAGGTGCATCTCTAGTCGCCGCTGCTATCTCATATCTTGCACCATTGAGCAGTGTTATAGATTCTTGGCCGTTAGCCAGGCGGATCTGCCTTACCTGGTCTTTTAGAAATTGATTATCTTCTATTGTGTAAGCAACTTGTCTAAATGTATCTAATGCCATATTTCGATTAGATGACATGCCTAATACGTTTTTACTACCCCATAAAAATAGATGGCTCAGAATTAACATGCGTGCTAAATGTGTTTTGCCATTCTGTCTAGCTACAAGCACTAGCGCTGTTTTCTTACGCCAATTCTGTGCATCGTCTATAGATAATAAATCATCTAGCACCCAGCGTTGCCAAGGTACAAGAGGTAAACCAATCTTCGTAGCCAGATCAGCTACCTCTTGCGCTTTGGACGGAGCATTTAGTAAAGGTGTGTGGATTCTAGGCTCAATACTACCAATTAGCCCGACCCCTCGTGGCGTCTGTTTTACTTCCGCATCATTCTGCATCGAAGTTAAGCGTATCAGGTTTAATAAATGGTGAATCCGGCACTGTTCGGATCGTCTCAGGGAGAGATGATTCGCAAAAGACAGGGGGGGTCGCCTTGTGGCTAAAAAAACGACCACCTTTAGCGCTGTTACATGATTTGCACATGCTTTGTAAATTATCTGGGCTCCACATATCGCCACCCTTAACACGTGGAATGATGTGATCTACTGTGTGCGCTGGCCTGCCACATGATGCACACTGCCATCCATCACGATCTAATATGGTAATGCGTAGCTTCTTCCATTTACCGCTGCCTATCGCTTTATTACTCAATGCCATCCTTTAAGCTTGTAATGTTCTAATGCTTTACACATAGACCCATATCTATTGTTATTGTATTTAATACCCCACTCAACTTGCTTATAACCATCAACAGTAGCCAACCATTTAGATCTACCTTGTGGTATGCCATAGTGTGAGCCATTACGTGCATTAGGATTCCACCTAGATTCTCTAAAGTATAAGTAATCTAAGCAATAGAACTCTTCTAAGTTATTAAGCTGTATGAATGCCCATTGTCTGTAATGATT